GACGCAGTTATCGCAAAGATGTCACAGGTACAGCCGCGTGCATCCTATCCGCTAGTCGGATGGGGCAAGAAAAGTTTCATCGAAGCCAGCATTAAAAAGAAAGCCGGAAACCGAATTGTGTTTGAGGTGTTTGCCGAGACCACATTCAATACAGCGCCCACCGATCCCGAACTTGGGTACACAAAGGATGAGGCTCAGATGTTCAAAGGCGTAACTATTACCAACAACGAAGAACAGACAAACTCCAGCGGTCACCTATCGTCAATGGGTGAGATGTTGGAATACACGGACTTCGTAAATCGTTTCATTTCAGATGAAGCGACCCGTGTCACCTTGGGTCTAATTTTTGATAACATGGCAGAGCAGATGAAGTGCAGTGACGAAATGCTCGAACGTGTAAACAAAGCGTGGACAAGCCGTGCAACGAATGCACAAGAATTATTTTACGTACCGTACCATTAAATGCTAGTACTAATCAGACACGCCGAATGCGTTGCAAATACCGAGAACCGAAAGGTTGGGCACACGCAATCACCCCTAACTCCCCACGGAATCGTGCAGGCTAAAGAGTTAAAGGATGATATGGGTGGCTACAAATATGATGCAGTCTTCACCAGCGACCTTGAGCGCTGTCAGGACACGACTTCGTATGCGTTAGGGCACACGCACCCGCGAGAGACTTGGACGCTCTCAGAAGAACTCAGGGAGCGCTCAGGCGGTCTTCTGGAGGGAATGACCTACCAAGACATCCGAAAGCAGTTTGCTCCCAAGTATTACAAGCTGTGGCAGCGTGATTACTTTGAAGCGCCACCGCAGGGAGAATCCTTCCGTGATGTTGAAGACAGGGTGATTCCGTTCTTCCGCGAGTACGTGGTACCGCTGGTGAATGAGGGCAAGAATGTTTGGCTCTGTTCTCACACGATTCCGATGAAAATTCTCATTGGTTACATCAAGGGAATGGAAGAAGCTGCCATTATGAAATTGCCAATCGACAACGCAATGCCTTACGTGCTTTATGGAAACATCCGAACCTAAATTCTACTACATTATCAGGGAATCCGACGGTACCATCGCTGGTTATCATACGCGCAACGGACCCAACCATGAGCTTACTGCCCTTGGTTACAAACTTGAGCCCTCCACGCAAGCCATAATCGAAACGTTGCACGCGTTTGGTATGGGTATAAAACGCGTCCCCCTGTTCGATGATAGCGCCTCAAACAAAGAATTCTTCATGGTTACCCCCGACTCTTAAATCATATTGTCTCCGAACCCTAAATAGCTACATCAGGGTAAATAATCCCATAGTACATAGGAAACAATAACAATGACTGTCAACTCGCTTTCAAACTTTGGTGTACCGGGACTGAACGGTGACCGTTCGGCTCAGCTTCAACCAATCTTATCCAACCGCTTCCGTGCGTTGTTTTTCAACTTCGGAACACCGGGTGAAGTAGCACCGTATGACCTGACACGCCAGATGCGTCGCATGGGTCGTCCGAACCTCGAATTCGAAACACAAACACTTTACTCCTACGTGTCTACTGTCTACATCGGTACTCGTGGTGAATGGGGAACAGTGGACGTTGTTTTCGTAGACGACATCACCAACTCCGTACAGCAACGCGTACAAGAGCAGGTTGCCAAGCAACAGAACTTCTTCGACCAGACCATGTCTCGTGCCGGTGAGAACTACAAGTTCGAAATCGACCTAGACGTACTTGCTGGTGGGCAGTCTGCTGGTGGTTCTGCATCTGATCCAAACATCATTCAAAAGTGGTGCTTCGCTGGTTGCCAAATTACCAACATGAACAATAACGAGCTATCTTATGAGGAAGCAACCGCGATGGAAATCACGTTGACTCTACGTTATGACAATGTTATCGGTTTCAACCAAGATGGTTTCCGTATGGGTGTCTTCTCCCACGCTCCACAGATTGGTGCCCAACAGGGTGTTATCTCTACTGGTGCCGGTTCTGCCGGTGGTGGCGTTAGTACTTCGGGTGCTTCGGTTAGTATCGGTGTTTCTGGCTCGACTTCAATCGGTGGTGTTTCAATCGGTGGTAGTGCTGGTGGTTCATTCGGACTATAAGAACCAAAGGTAAGAATTGAAAAAGGGGCGTTAAGCCCCTTTTTTATTTGCGTCGTAAACGTGCAGCTTCATGCTTAGCGCGTTCTTTTTCCAGATTCTTTCTGGTGCGGTTGACAGCCTCCTTATGTTTTTTGCGGCGAGTATCCGATGGCTTCTCATAATAACGCCTATCCATAGCGTCCCTGATTGATCCATCATCGAACAATTTCTTCTTGAGAATCTTTAATGCTTTATCAACATTCCCGTTACGTACATCAATGCGCATGCTTTCTCCGTTATTAGGTTGTGGTCTGCGGGTAAATATACTTATTAGGAGTATTGAATATGGCAGTCAATAAGCGCGACTTGAACACATTAACCGATGAAACGGGTTGGCCGTTTGTAAACTATGCTCAGGAAGAGCGTAATTTACAGTCGGCTCCGGGCAATATTGCCTCGGCGTTAAGTATCCCCCGATTCAAGTTTACATGGGCAGTCGAATTCCAATTCAGTCCGCGAGCATTAGATAATCCAATAACTAATTTGGCTGATTTTATCAATGACCGTGGGCGGTTATACGTACACCTGATATCCATCAATCACCCATCATCCACAATCAAGACAGAAAAATTACGGTCGTACAACAAATGGATTAATGTACCAACGCAAGTTGAACATCCGTCAGCCAGTATGACATTCCATGATGACTCGACTTCCGTCGTTCAAGCTCTCTGGAAGGAAAATCTGAATTTCTATACACATCAAGCAACCATTGGTGACACACTATCTGGTAATCGTAGGACAAATTTAAGTTGGACTGACGAAAGTAACTCGTATCAATTCACCGATGACTTGACTTCGACAGATGGCGGCGAAATGCGTTCCGCGATGGGGCGGAGACCTTCGTTGGGTATGAGATTAAAACCCAATGACGGAAGACACTTTTTTGAATCCATAAAGATTATTGACCTCGGTACCGAACCGGACGGTCTTAACGTATATTGGTATCATCGTCCGATTATAACCGGATGGGATATTGACGCACTCGACAAAGAAGATCGTACCGGAAACGTCAGAGTCACTGCCTCATTTGATTATGAGTCAACTTATTTCACCATCGGTCAATATCGTGGTCGTTTCGCGGGCGACGGTGAGACGGACGATAACGGACGCTTGTTTGCAGGGCGTGGTGCGCGTAAAGCGGGTATCGCTCGTGATGGATTGGAAGGACGTGTCAACCGTCCCGTAGAACTCACAGAGGGTATAGTAGCCCCTGCTACTATCAGAGCAGCGGCAGAAGCAAAACGAGCGGCAGAAGTAGCAGCGGCAAACGAATTTATACACGACTTCGATGGTGTATTTGAACCGGCTCTTGAGAGTGAATTGAAACCAACTATACCGGAGAGTCTGGAAGGTAAGCAACAAGATTTGGAACAAGTTGAAGCAGAACGTGCAGCAATATTTGAGGATGCTCTCGAAAATGAAGACGCCGATTTAGAGAGACTGTCCGAACTTAATAAACGAGATAATGAACTGACCGAGGCAATCAAGGAACAGAAAGCAACCGAGGCAGCAAGTGCCTTCCCCAACGAACCCGAACGTTCCGCATTACTTAATACCCAAGATGCAGCTAATATTGGTACATCAGATATCAGCACCACTTCGGTGCCCGACCCCGCTAACCAACAACTAGCAGACGATTTCCAATCTAACGCTGACTTCGCACAAAGGTCGGCTGATTTTGCTAATGCGAGTGCGGAGAGTCAGGAAAAGACCGCACAAGATATAGTTGAGTCCAACCCCAAACTGTCCCGCGAGTTGTCCGAAAACGCCGCTGAACTTAGAGGGCTAGCAAAAGAGCAACAACGAACCGCTGATATATTTCAAGAGTCTGCCGATGCAACTAGACCCTTAAACCAATAATGGCTCGCTCAACTAACAAAGGCGCATTCAATCCCCAGTATCCACAGAAGTATACGGGGGATTATCCGATTATATATCGCAGTTCGTGGGAGTTGGAGTTCATGCGCTATTGTGATTTACATCCGGGTGTTATGGAATGGGCTTCAGAGCCGCAAAAAATTCCTTACCAGAATCCACTGAACGGAAAGCAAACGGTTTATGTTCCAGACTTTCTCGTGACATACATGAAAGCGGGTGGTGGCACAAGTACCAAACTCATCGAAATCAAACCACTCCACGAAGCATCCGCAGCGCACGCAACCAATAGGATGGACGTAGCCCTCAGAATCAAAAATGAATCCAAGTGGGGTGCAGCAGCACAATGGGCAGCACGTCGCGGCATTGACTTCATCGTATTGACCGAAGCTGAGTTGTATAGTAACCACGCAAATCGCAAGGGTCGTGCTCACCCAATCAAAGCTGTGGGTAAGGAACAAGTACGGTCTAATAAGCCATCCACTAAGGGCAAAACGAAGAAACAAACGGCATCAAACCTTGGCACAGCGAGCAGAGCGGCTAGATCACAATCCAAGGCTAGGTTGGGTAATTCGGTAAGTAGAGTAGGTAAGGTACAAAAAGCTAAGAGGTCAACCAAACGATGAATCAACGTTTAAATCCCAACATTGCCGCAGCGCTAGACATGGACCTTCCTGACGAAGTTCCGGTGGAAGAAAGTGCTCCCGTGATCATTGTTGAACCTCATGAGATAGTAGCAGTAGCGAATGCAGATTTGCCAGACATGACCGACCTCGAAGTCAAAGTAGTACAAGGTGAGAAACAATTAGAACAGATTATCACCAAGGGTATGGGTATGTTCACAGAGTTATATGATGAACTCTCCGGCATTGACCCGAAGTACCGCAATCGCCATTTAGAAACCACAGCCCTCGTTATGGGACACACTCTGGATGCCATCAAGCACAAGACTGGTCACCAACTAAAACGCAAAAAGCAGCGTATGGAAGAAGCTGAATTTGGCAAAGACGAGAGCAAAACTAATATAGGAACAGCCAACTTTTACGGCTCGCGTGAAGACCTCATCAAAATGATGAACGATGCCCAAACTGTGGATGTCCCACCAGAAAGCGAAACTCAGTAAATATGTTTGATAACATAGGAAACTCAACAATGTCCAAGTCATTCCGAGCGCATCTTGCGGAACAAGACGCTGAATACGTCTACCACATTAAGTCAACGCGGCATTTGCACGATGATGAAATCTTCGGCAACTTGCAAATTGGACTGTTGGGCTATGACCTACGTTCGCTAGAACGCATCTCGTATCACCCACTTGCGGCTGTTGAGCCAATGTTTGCCCCGAGCAATGATGAGCCGGGACTGGATAAGATTTTTCATGTCCGCGTCGTTCTAGGAACTGACGTTGACAACGGTGTTCTTCGTCAGAAGATCGCCATGTTCACTGCAATAAATTGGAAGTATCTCGTAGTCCATAAGGACGGCGAGAAAATGGAAGACGATGAAACAATCGATCTCCATCCTTCAATGACCGGTGGCACATACAAGAGCCTTGCGAAGCATGCCAAGAATTGGGATGCAACCGTAGATGCTGATAACATCGACAACAAGGCACAAACCCTCGTGGGCTTAGACCGTATTGACGCTTTCATGCGAGAGCTAGATACGGACAGAAAGGCACGCGAACAAGAGGTAGAAGGGCGGAACGTCCAACCAAACTTGACGGAATCATTCGTCACAACACACTTGGCCCTCTGCGACGTGTTCGGAACAAATTCTCCAAAGGGCTTCTACCTAGTAGAACGTCACGAAGACGAACCGAGCATGATGCACATAGAGGGACCGTTCAAGCAACAGCCGACGAACTATGAATTCGTCCCCGACCTAAAGGTCAGGGGCTCAGGGACATTTGAAGTCCTCAGTGAAAGTCAGGTTCGATTGGTAGAGCATGATCGTGATTTTAGGTTCACGCGCCCATTGGTTGAGCGTATGGTACCAAAACCATTTGAGGTTACCGTTCAGGATCAGGACACAGGAAAAACATATGATGTCCTCGTCAAAGCGCTTTCAGAGACCGATGCCAGAGAGGCAGGGGTTGAAACCGTAGCAAGTCAAGAACAGTTAGACCCTGAGAGGTTAGTCGCGATTGAGCCAATTATGGTCAATTAAATGCCTTCACTATCCGAAGCACAAGGCGGCAAGATAAAACCTGCCGGTCATAAACAAACATTCGAACCATGGCAAATTAACGAGATTCTGAAATGTCAGAATGATGCCATCTATTTCTCTCGTAATTATGTCATGATTCAAAACCCCGTCCTCGGGGCAATGAAGTTCGATCTCTACGATTACCAAGAAAGTCTAATCGATGTCTACCAAGACAACAGATTGACTATCGCTATGCTCTCCCGTCAGTGTGGTAAGACGCAAACCGCTGCCGCATTTCTATTGTGGTGGGCTATCTTCAAAAAAGACCAACGTATACTCATCGCATCGAAAGATGCTGAAGGTGCAACGGATATCATGGAACGCCTATGGTATGCTTACGAAGAATTGCCGTGGTGGCTCAAGCCCGGAGCAGAAACCAACATCGTAACTCGAAAGAAGTTCGACAACGGTTCCAGCATCTTCGCTTCAGCTACAACTGCTACCAGTGGTCGTGGTAAAGCCAACTCCCTAATTTATCTCGACGAGTTCGCATTCGTGCGTCCGGGTATTGCTGATAAATTCTGGACATCAATCTACCCAACAATCGCTACCGGTGGTAAATGTATCATCACCAGTACTCCCAACTCAGACGAAGACAAGTTCGCTAAAATCTGGTTCAACTCTAAAATGGCTGCATCTTCTGATCCGTGGGTGGATGTATATGCCGCACGTCAAAAGGATGCCGGTTCAATAGACGAACAAGAAGATGATGAAGAGTGGCAAATTCTGTACGAGAACGATGAAGCGAGACTTGATTTTGAGGCTAAGGAAGACGAGGACTTGTTCGAAGGCGAAGAAGAACTGGAAGGATTTGCAGGATTTCACGCACACTGGACTACGATTCCTGATGGCGTCGGTGGCTTCCGTGGACAAAAATTCAAGAACCAAATTATCAGGGCTGGTCTGTCAGAAGCAGAATGGCTGAGCGAATTCGAATGCGCATTCGTATCTGGTGATTCCACTCTGATTGCTGCTACTAAGCTGGCAGGATTGAAGGGCGTCGTCAAGAAACCAAGGTTCATTGACAAGTGGGGAATGCGCTGGTACTCCGAAATCAAGCCGAATCAAATCTACGGTGTGGTACTAGACCCGTCCGAGGGTGTTGGTGCAGACGATGCGTGCATCCAAGTTTGGGAAATCCCACAGATGCGACAAGTAGCTGAGTGGAATAACAACTGGGCGGATCAGGTCGAGCAAACCAAGATGCTCCGAAGAACTCTGAAGCGAATCTACATGATTCAAATGAATGACACGGAACACACGACGGGATGCCAGACTTATTACTCTGTGGAACGTAACGGACTCGGAATCGGTATACTCAATTCCATTGATTATGAGAACGAGCAAACATTCCCGGGCTACCTAATCGACTCAACCATGACATCGGTCAACGCACGCGGTGACGGAATGAACACTGGTTCTCCGAACAAATGGAGAGGACTCCTGACCAATGTCACGTCCAAGCGTCGATACAGTGTGGAACTGAAAAACCTCATCGAGAGAAATCTGTTCATCCCCCGTTCCAAGCACTTAGCTTCACAGTTGAAGACATTCGTCCGGTCTGGTGCTAGCTACGCTGCGAAGGAAGGAGCCAAGGACGATATCGTAATGTCCTGCGTGTTAATGGCTATGCTGATTGATGAAGTCAGATTCCATGAACCGGACTTGGATGACCTAATACGTCCTGACATGGACGACTACGACGCGGATGACTTCGACCATCCTGACAATATGGCCATGCTTCCCATGCTCTGACTTGACTTTCTCTTTGGTCGGTATCATCTTGATTATGATACTGACAATTACTAAGAGAAAACCATGGCATCGGACCGTAAATTTGAGAAGGCTTTTACTGAACAGGACATGTTAGATTCCATTGCTTCCGATTTTGGTGGTGGTGAATCCGCAGTGGATACTGCCCTCCCTACCCCAGAGCGGGTGGACGAAGCAGCACACATTCCACGCGTTCGTGTGAAGGTTAAAAAGCTCCCCCATTTCGACGGACTCTCCGAACTCGCCATGGCTACAATTGGTAGCGTCGGTATCGATCTTTACTGTGCGGTCAATAAGTCGGTTTGCCTAAATAACATGGGTGCGAGGGAAATAATTCCTACGGGAATTTCCATCGAACTACCGATTGGTTTCGAAGCTCAAATTCGACCACGGTCTGGATTGGCAGCAAAATACGGGATCACCGTTCTCAATACACCGGGAACAATAGATTCTGATTATCGGGGCGAGATAGGCGTCATCTTGGTGAACCTATCTACAAAGAAATTCTTCGTTGAACGAGGAATGAGAATAGCCCAGATGGTTGTCAAACCTACTATCATACCGGTTCTCGACTATGTTGAAGAACTGGACTTGACAGGACGTGGTGAAGGCGGATTCGGATCAACCGGACAATAACTTAATAGAACTGTATAAAACTGTAATAAATTTGTAGATTCAATAAAGAACTGCATATAACTTAAGAGGAATAGTCTAATGACTACAATGCTAGAACGCATGCGTGCCCGCGTGCAAGAACGTGCCCCACAATTCGAAAAAGATTACTCAATCTACGCATTCTGGAACCTTAAATTTGGTGGATCAAGTACCTTCCGCCTGTTGCCATTCAACGACCCGTATACCGGTGGTTTCTGGACCGAAAAGGTCATGCTGCCAATGCAATTCACCGATCCCAGTGATCCTGAAAAGGTTGTTAAGTTCATGGCTCCGTGTCGTGAAATGTATGATCACGCCAACAAATGCCCTATCCTCGTACCCGTGCGCGAACTGTACGACGAAGAAAAGGAACTGCGGAACTCTGGTAACACCAAGGAAGCCGACAAGCTGAAGAAGATCGCCGGTTTTCACTGGAAGAAGCCTACCTTCTACTACCAAGGATTTGTTAACAAGTCCGGCATGGCGGAAGAAGAAACTCCAGAAAATCCGATTCGTGTCTTTCCGTTCAACAAGAAGATTCATCAGATCATCTATAACTCGATCTTCCATTCCGACGAAGACCCGTATGAAACTCTACCATGTGGTGAGTTCACTCAGGAAGACGTTGAAGCGCTTCTCGGTGACGGCGATGTAGATATGTCGATTTTCGACGGCTACAACTTCATCGTCAAGAAGGGACAACAGGGCGAATACGCCGACTGGACAACTTCGTCTGGCTGGTCCAAGTCCCAGAGCCCACTTACTGATGAGCAACTGGCTGCTATCGCGGAGTACAAACTCCACGACCTGACCAAGCGTCTGCCTGACCGTCCAAGCGAAGAGATGTATGAAGTGCTGGCTGAGATGATGACTCTCTCCGTTCAGCGCCAACTTACTGGCGAAGTCGCGGTATGGAACACCGAATGGGAAGCACTTGGTTTCAAGCCTTTCCGTCAGCGTGGTGACAAGTCCCAAGCTGGAGATGCAACTAAATCTTCCGCTCCGGCTTCCACTGAAGAAGGCGCAGGTGCCGGTAGTGCACTCGACCGTCTGAAAGCTGCACGCGGTAAGACCGCTGAAGCTCCAGCCGAAACCGAAGCCGAATCACCAGCCGAGGTTGCAGCCGCAGCCGACACTGATGTCAAGGTTGAAGAAGTTGCTGTTCCTGAAGAAGCGGGTGAGACTCAGGTCTCCGATCTTGCAGCTAAGATCAAAGCTCGTGTAGGTAAGAAATCGGCGTAAGCTGATGTGCCCGACCCTGCTGAACGATTACCTCCTTTTAGTTCGCGGGGTCGGGTTTTTGCCTAAACTGAGAGGAAACAATTATGGCTAGTAAATTCACAAAGAAGCGCCAGAAGGCGTTCTCAACTCTAAAATCTGAGACGATTAAAGCAGGGTTTTCCAACATCGACATGTGGGTTGATATGGGAAATTTCTCAATGAATCGTATCATGTCCGGCAAGTTCAATGAAGGACTGCTGTTCGGACGACAGTATGTATATTACGGCGAGTCTGGTTCGGGCAAATCCCTACAGACAGCTTATGCATGCGCTAATGCACAAAAGGCACATAACGCGTTTGTCCTATGGATCGACGTGGAAAAGGCAACCGATGATGTCGCTGGTCAGCAATGGCTTGAACGTGTCGGTGTCGATCTTGACGAAGATAATTTTCAGTACATGACTGGCGCTACGCTCAGCGATTGTAAGAAGACTGTCTCAGAAATGTGCAAGATGTACCGTGAAGCATACGAGGCTGGCGACTTTGACAGACCAATGGTCATCGTTGTTGATTCGTGGTCTGCGGCTATGACCGAAAAGCAATGGGAAGAAGCTCAGGCTGGTACCATTGTTGGTGACATGGGACAGAAGGCTAAACAGACCGGTGACGTGGTTCAGTCCATCACCCATCTGTGCAGCCACTTACCTGTCATGGTATTGGGTGTCGGTCACATCATGGACAATCAGGAAAAGTACGGAGCGAAGCACAAGACTACCGGCGGTCATAAGATGTTTTATATGGCATCGGGTTGTCTCATGTTGACCAAGGTGGCACTCAAGGAGAACGATAAAAATCGTGCTATTGAGGATAAAGAAGTCGCGAAGTATTGGGCGGACATGAAGGCAGGCATGACTGCGGATCACAAGAAGCGTAGTCAGATTATTGGTCACGTTTGTGTCATTGATAATCTCAAGTCCCGCGCATCCAAGCCCGGACAGCGCATCGAAATTCAAGTGCCGTTCAACACTGGTATGGACGCGTATTCTGGTCTGTTCGATCTGCTCATGTACGAAGGTGCCATCACGGTTCCGTCAATAGGTTGGTATCAAATCGGTAAAGGGGACACACTCCAGAAATTCCGCAAAGGGGATTTCCGAAAGCATGCTGATGCTGCGATGATATGGGCTGATGATCTGAATCCGAGTGGTGTCTCGCGCCCGCTTACCGATGAAGAAGTCAAAGCAGAACTTGCTGCGGCGGATGCTGAGGAAGACGAGGCTACTGATGAGTAAGTCGCGCAGAGCGCAGAGATGGTTCGACACGGTTCGTGACGCATATGATGACCTCGATGATGATGACAAGAAGGACACATTCATCAACGCGGTCATTGGTGCGTCGGAGTACTTTCTTAAAGTGGAAAAAGATTCCACCGACGAGCTTTTGATTGTCGGTAGACTTGAGAGCATGTTGCAAGAAAATACTGCACTCGGTTATTTCTACAACAGCGTTCACACTGACGCCCTCCAGATACGAAAGTATCTAGAAACGGTATTATCAGATTATGAATACAAGAAGTATGTTTGGTATCAAACCACATCTGATGGCAAAGCACTACTCGGCACCAAACCAACAGCGACCGATCTCAAAAATCACATCAAGGCGGAAGATGTGGTTACCTTGCTAAACGACTGCATCCGGCTTATTGCCGACCGCCAACATGTATTGGAAGACCTTCGGGAAGGATTCATCACCCGTGGATTCACTCTGAAGACCATTACCGATATCCGAATAGCAAAACTTGAAGAGGTATGGATCGATGGGACACGCGAAACAGATAACTCCTGAGCCGACTAAACCCGGTACGCTGATTGATATTGAAGGTGAAAGACATATTTTCAATGGCCTATTTTGGCAACCGTTACGCGGTCGTGAGCTAAACAACTCGTTGCAGACATACGGTGGCAGTTTTGTATGGCCGCTAGACCCTTATGCTGACGAAATTGACTATCTCTCGGTGGCTCACGGACTCGCATGTGAGATGCGTTACGGCAATCAATCACCATATCCGCTTCCGGTTGCTTGGCATTCGGTAGCATTAAGCCATGTGGTGCCCCAGAAGTACGCTCAGACGGCGTTAATTCATGACGCAGCCGAAGCCTACCTCAAGGACATGCCGCGCCCTATACGTCGTCAGGAGCCGTTCAAGAGCATCTATGATGCGATTGAAGACAAGCTACTGAGGACTTGCTTCGAATACTTTGGTGTTGACTATTCACTCATGGACGATGAGTTCCTGTATTACGACATCAAAATGAGTTGGTGCGAGATGACCGTATGGGCTCGTACCAGTCCTGTATTCGAAGCGAAGCTGAATGCATTACATATATCATCCCCCGAACGCATTGAAGATTCTCTCGACGAGGACTACATTAAATGGGTGGAGAGATGTCCGCGCCATGAAATGTGGCAAAGCGCTGAGAAGGCGTGGCTAGAGCGGTACGATGAATTATTCTGATGCCAACAGCAAAGATAGTTATACATGATGAAGTCAATGTAGAATTCCGTGGGGTAGACCCTGACACCCTCTATGAGTGTCAGGAAGAATTAACCTACTACGTCCCGGGCTACATACACATGGCGAAGGTAAAACTTGGCTGGTGGGACGGGCGAATCAAACTAATGAAAGCCTCGGGGTACACCAGCTTCAACCTGATTGAATACATCGACCCCATCCTAGTACAAGCGGGATATAATTTCGAAATTATTGACGAACGCTCTTGGGTCGATAATGTTTCCGACAAGCTACAATACATCGACGACTCTTATCTTAACGGTTTCTTAGATCGTGAGGGTAATCCGATCACGTTATGGAAGCACCAAGTCACCGCCGTCAACACAGCAATTGAGCGTGGGCAGGGTGTATTGGAACTCGCTACCGGTGCAGGTAAAACTATCATCTGCGGCATCATGGCTAAGGTGTGGGCTCCTCACGGGCGCGTCGTAATTATTGTTCCTAGCATCGACCTCATTCTCCAAACACATTATGAGTTTCAACAGCGGATGGGATTGGATGCCGGTATCTGGTATGGTGAACGCAAAGAACGTAAGCAAGTTACCATAGCTACATTGCAGAGCTTGGATCACTTTCCTGAACTGTTCAATGAAGTTATCTGTGTCATCGTGGACGAAGTACACCAAGCCAAGGCACAGGTACTAGGTGAGATGCTGTCCGGTCCCGCTGCTAATGTTCCATTCCGATTTGGTTGCACGGGAACGCTTCCAAAAGAAGACCTATTCCGAAAGCAAATCGAAGCTACGATTGGTAAGCACATTTACGTGGTTCGCTCGAAGCATCTACAAGACCTTGGCGTGCTCGCAAAGGCGGAGGTCTACCAAATGAAGTTGGGAGACTCGAAGAATCCTACATGGGAGAAAGCATCAGCCCACCATGAACTCTGGAAGGACGAATTGGATTGGATGTTTTCCGATGAATTCCGCATGATGTATTTGGCTGTCACCATCGAAGAGATTGTCGAAGAGTTCGGCAATACGTTGGTGTTGGTTCAGTACCGTGAACACGGAAAGAAGTTGGCAGCATTATTACCTGATGCCATATCGCTTGATGGTAGAGACAAGAATCGCCGAGACCACTACGAGACGTTTAACAATAACGACAACGGTTTGCTTATTTGTACATACGGCATTGCATCCACCGGTATCGACATACCCAGAATTTTCAATCTCGTCATAATTGAGCCGGGGAAAAAGTTTGAAAAAGTTATGCAGACTCTCGGTCGTGGTTTTAGAATAGCCGAGGACAAGGACCATGTTAACATCTTCGATATATTCGGAGACTCTGGCTTGAGTAAAAAACATGCCGCGTCCAGAAGAACGTTTTATAAAGATGCCCAACAACCATTACAAATAATCGAGGTGGAGTACTACGATGTTAATACTAACGGCTGAGAACGAAGTTCTTAATACGGACTCTATGAAGGTGGGTGAGGTAGTTCATCACAGCACCCTAAGTTTCCAAGACCCCGCAAACATCGATTTCTATTTTAACGTGATAGAATTTCTTGAGGAATTCTCATCAGCGTCAGTGACCCTACAAATTGGGGAACATGAAATCGTAATGCCATTGCACTGGTCTATCATTTGTACGGATTTGGAATACCTTCATTCCATTCCGTTGTACGAAATTGGTGGGAGAAACTTTCCTGCCTTTTGCCTGAATCCGATTGATGGTTTCAGGCCAGAGTTTTTGAAGGTACGACAGGGTACTATATTCCCGCAAGCCAATTGGACATCTCCGCAGATGAACGACAAGGACTTACTTGTAGTTCCACTGGGAGAAAATTCTAGCCCTTATCTCGCCGATGGGGTGAAACGTGGTCCGAATTGTGCTATATTCTCTTCCAGTAAGGTCGAGATTTACAAACCAATCGGCGACATCTGGTAAAGGACAGAGAAATGAGAGATAAATTAATTGAAGCGATACGCGCCCGCAAGGTAGTCGAAGTGGAATACGAGTCGAAGGACAAAGGTATAGAAACCCGTGTATTTTACCCGTTCACTGTCGGCAAGGCATCCAATGACAAGTACGCAGTTTTCGGAGAGCAGATTATCGGCGGTGGCGGTTCACATCCGGCACGATACAACATGGACAACATCAAAAAGGTTTCGGTGTTGAATACTGACATTCCAGCAGAAGCGCCACACGACTACACCGTTGTAACAGCGCGGTGGGAAACTATCGAGGCGACTATTGCTCCACCGAAGTAATTATGGCGAACAAACTCGACCTCTTTGCTACCCTGTCCTACCTAGATCAAAACAATCTAGGGGTGTACGACTCGCTTCGTGCGGAGCCGGAAATGCTCAAGGAACTGGAACGTAATGTTTCTTGGATGCTCCCCCAGTGGGTAACCGGTGCCACGAGCGATGACGCGCATGCAGACCTTATTGACAGTTTCAACGTCATATGCAATGATGGGTGGTTCGACCTATATGGTCATCCTGAATTACAGACGAAGTTATTAGCGTGTTGCGGGACGGGGCGGAAGGTTCGCCACAAGTATTACAAACCGTCAAAAATTCTTCATCTTAGTAAGATGATGAAACTTCTGGAAGGTAAGTACGAAGATATTCGGGAGGAAGAGGTAGAGATGTGGGTCCGTCGTTCGACGAAGGCTGGCATGATTAGCTTTGCAGAATCCCTCGGGTATCAGGAAAAAGAGGTCAAGGAATTGACTAAAACATTTGACGCATTGAGGAAAGGCTAATGTCGCTTAAAGAACGCAAATACAAGTGCTCGTTTTGTCGCCGTGACTTCGTAAGGAAGACATGGTACGAAAAACACATGTGTGATAAAAAGCAACGCTTTATGGATCGTAACAACATCACGACCATCAAAGCCCATCGCCTATTCAATCACTGGCAACAGCGAGCCAAGATGCTACGTCGTGGTAAAGAGAAATCCATTGACGAATTTTGCAAGTCTCCATTTTTCAAGGCGTTCAATCGCCTAGCAGAATTCACGTCTAATGAATACGTAGTATCAGGGTTCAAGTACATTGATTGGTTGGTGGAAAATAAAATCCCAGAGGCGAAGTGGTGTAACCCCCGCGACCTCGACGATTACCGTGCCTATCTACGAACCTCAGAGGAACCCGAGGCGCAAGCCAAAACATCCTGTAAGAACATTCGTGTGTGGTGTGTGGACAACGACATCAGCATGCCTGAATTCTTCAAGACCATTACGCCCGGGCAGGCTATGAGTATGGTTCGCGAGAACAAGCTAAGCCCGTGGGTTCTCCTCGGATATCAACCGTGCGTGGATGCCCTAACTTCGCGATTCAAACAAGAAATGCTGTTCACTCTGAACGAACACATCAACGTCCCTTACTGGTTGGAAAAGACAGAATCGGATGAAGTTGGTATGGCTACGGTGAACAAAGTGTTGACTGAGAAACTGCATGCTGTCTGATGTAGAAATCCCAGATGTTGACTTGGACGTGAGTGACCGAGATAAGGCACTCACGGCTTTGCGAAAATATACGCAAGCATCACAGGTCAACAATGACCAAGTATTGGTTCCGCACAACACTGGAATTTATTTTCAAAAAGTACCAGTAGACCCAATCACGAAACTGTCTGCGTTTCCATACAAGGAAGCCGAGGTAATTGGTTACTTCAAAGTAGACCTCATCCCCAATCATGTGTATGACTTAGTAGAATCCAATGAAGAATTGGATGAGCTATTGGCTGCTCCGGTGAACTGGGAATGGTTTCAGGATAAACAGTTTTTTGAAGCGGAAGACCGTAGATACCAATTAACCCATCTGGCTAACTATCACCACCTGTGTGAAATGTACCCACCACAATCCGTGGAGGATATATCGTGTCTGCTCGCAGTGATTCGCCCGCGAAAGAAATATCTAGTGGGGCAACCATGGGAATTAATCAAAGACACGGTATGGGAAAAATTGGACATCGAGGACGACACGCATTATTTCTTCAAGAAAAGTCATGCTGTTGCGTTTGCGGTCCTCGTTATACTCCACGCTCAGCTAATAGCAAAGAAACTCGGACAAAGCGAAGAGTACTTCATTTAGAGGATTACTGCTTCGACTTCACCGATGCCATCTGCATCATAGGACGATAGGGCTTTAGCAAACACGGCATGAGGACTGACAGTCTTCTTCTCATCAGCCGTCAGCGCCCGCGCACAGCCTTCATCAGCGCTCGTTATGAGTAGGTCACCCTTCCTTACCAATCCATATACTTTGACCGGCACACGTCCACGTAGGGCGATGTATGGGGCTGTATCGTCATCACCGGCATCACTGTTCATCATGAACGCAGGTTTGGTAGACACAACACCCAGAACACGGTCGTCTGCTTCGTCAAGGGAACAACAAATATCATGGTCTTCGTGGTCGCAGATAACAACAACGTCACCCGGTTTCGGTTCGCAGCAACTACAGACTGAATAGCGTTCCGCTAAGTCAGAGTACTGTGCAGCGGTTGCAGTACCATCGAAGGTAGTAGCATAGACCGTACCGAGTCGTGTTCCTGATGTTGCAATGTCTGCACCACTTGATGTCGGTAACCAATCACCGCCCGAACTGACGCGCCAGCGTTGAATACCACCAGTGGCGAACGATAGTATATTCGCACTACTACTGTACATCCCAGTATCATCATCCCCAGTGAATGAAAATCCCGGACCAGCCGCAGTACCACCAGCGCCACGGTATACCGGTAGGGCTCGTATATCCGTTGCATTGATTTGAAAATGGTCTACGCCACCTACAGCAAATTCAAGGACTCCGGTACTAGATAGGTACATACCAGTATCACTATCATTAATGAAGGAGTAAGATGGTGCCGACTGGGTTCCGTCTTTAACCTCGATACCACCGATGTCCATATTTGCTGCAAGAACTCCGCCAGCACTAAAACTAATCGTGTCAGCAGCAGAACTATAAAAACCTGTATTAGGATCGTTGCTGAAAGATATTGCAGGAGTAGTAACTAGACCATCACCACCACGCCATAACAGCGAGCCGTCGGCTGTCGTACCACTAAAGCGTATTGTTTCTGTTCCGGTCGAAACCAGTGCGACTTCACCGAGTGTACCGTCATGTAGGATACCACTATTCAGGTCACCGTTGAATGCAATAGACGGAGCACCAATAGCACCACCATCGCCGACGAATTGCGCGGCGTTACGCATGCGTATACCAACAGAATCAAAATTAGCAATTTCTGCACCGCCAGCCGAGACACCGATGGAATTGGTACCATCAAGATAAAATCCATTATCCGCATCGAGAGAGAATGCAATACCGGGATCGGTAGCAGAACCACTGGCGATTAACAATTGAGTACCGGGGTTAAATGATAGATCGCCGGTCATGGTATCGCCGGAAGCATTGATGAAGTTGTCTTCAACATACTTGCGGTTAGGAATATCATTGTCCGACAACACGAGGGTTTCATATGATACGATGGTTGATGCTAGTGTTCCGTCAGATTCGATAACGAGGGCTTGAGTACCACCGGTTGAGAATCCGAGTTCATTAGCACCGACTTGAAAAATACCGGTGTCTTCGTCGCCGTTGAAAGCAAATGCAGGAGCCGTTGCATCAGCAGCGGGGTCGCCCAATAATTGAGCACTTGCTGTCATGACGATATCACCAGCAAAAGAACCACCACCAGCACCAGATGCTATCTGTGTCCATACAGCAGTATCATATACCCAGAGGGCAGAGCCGCCAGTGGTACCACGAATGTATACGTCACCGTCGGAAAATCCGTCATCCATGGGAGTCGGAGGAGTTACGGTTGGGTCGGCAGAACCGTTGTAAAACGTTGGACCATTAAGTCCAAGTCGGAAAGTTGGTAGGGTTGTTCCGATGGCGTCGGTGCCACCCCCTATTGTGCGGGCAGTGTATAAAGACATTTACCGTTCTCTCTTAGCGGTTATAGTTTCTTTATCTATTTACAACGATTGCAAAGCACGCGGATATACTACTAAATCATGTAGCGCAAGCTACCTGTGATCTGTTGACTATTTCTATTTTCTTTTTCTTGACGCGTTTGAGGTATTGTTCTTGGAGGGAGATGGTGGGGCCGTGGATTTCTTCTATGGATTTTTTGGGATAGCCAGTTAAGGCGTCTCCAAATATATCGAAATCTTGCCCGATATATGAGTCTACGGGGAGTGCCTGATTACTCCCCCACCACCATGTATCACCTAGTTGTAGGAAGATTTTTTGATGATTCTTGTCCCTAATCTTTTCGTAGTCGTAAAACTGTACCATTTTGGGCGACTCGTTTTGGACAATTCCTACTTTGACTTCGCCAGAGGCGAGGACTAAGAACGTAAGAAACTCATGTTCGGCACGTGTTTCTTCGATCTGTGCCCGCGTTTTACTATCAATCATTATAGTTCAATTCCTAATACATAGACTGTTACAGTTAGGGCAGAAAATGTTCCACCTGCTGCTGTATCTACTTCAAACCGTACTATATTACCTGCGTTTGGTGAATCTGCTCCATTCTTCGGTTGCAAATAAACCACCTGATCTCCAGCACCAGAGGTGCCTCCCCAGTCCAAAGGAGTGTCTACAACGATTTGGTCGTAGTTACCAGATAGACCAACAGAACCGGTAGGGTTAGTCGGAGTAGCGCCCGGGGTATACGAGGTAGCACGAACGATAACTTCGGTCACGATGTGCATCTTACCAGCAGGAATTGTGTATACTGGAATCACGCCAGTAGACAGAAGGTCAACACCAGTTACGGAACCTAACAACTTCGTGTGCAACTGTGCATCAACGAAACCTTTGTTCACCGCATGATCATCAGCAGTCGGGTTAGCAACACTAACAATATTACGTCCGTGAACATCAACTTCGTTAGAGCCACCAGCCGGAGAAACGGTCAATCCGCTTGTTCCGCCGATTGCTAATTGCAGGCTTGTTCCGTCATGCCACATACCTGTGTCGAGCGCACCCGTGAAGGAATACGCAGGAGCACCAATAGTACCAGAATCGGCACTATGCTGTGAACCGGAAGACATGATAAGGTCACCGGTCATTGTGTCACCGGTTGCGAGTACGAATACACCGCTCGACAGACCAGCGATTTCGCTGTCTACATAAGCCTTCGTGGCTGCGTCTTGAGCTATGGATGGGTCAAGCAGACCAGTAATTCCGCTACCACCCATGGCGATAGGACCACCCATTGTTCCACCAGCTAATTCTAGGAACGGTCCGGTTCCACCACCGAGTCCGAGAGCAGCAATTTCGGTATCAACGTAATTCTGGGTTGCGGCGTCTTGCGCACCAGATGGGTCAAGCAGACCAGTAATTCCGCTACCACCCATGGCGATAGGACCACCCATTGTTCCACCAGCTAATTCTAGGAATGGACCTGTTGCACCACCAAGACCGAGATTAGTAATTTCGGTATCGACGTAATTCATTGTGGCTGCGTCTTGTGCAGCAGCAGGGTCAGTTACGCCAGTAATAAGATTTCCACCCATGGCGATTGCACCAGACATGGTACCACCAGTTAATGGAAGATTTAGTGCATCAGCCGCGTCAACGAAACCTCGTGTGGCAGCGTCCTGTGCATTAGTAGGGTCAACAACGTTGTTGATAACGTTTGTACCCATGTTGATGGCACCAGACATCACACCACCCGCGAGCGGCAGATAGGTAGTACCGAGGTTCAGGTTAATGATCTCTGTGTCTACGTAGCTCATCGTGGCAGCGTCTTGTGCGGCTACTGGGTCAACCACATCAGTGATGCGTTGTGTACCCATGTTCAGAATGCCGGTCATGGCGTCTGCGCCAGACAGCGGTAGATATGGACCAGTTGTGGCACCGAGATTTAGTGCTGTGATCTCTGTGTCTACGTAGTTCATCGTAGCCGCTTCCTGCGGATTCACAGGATCAACGACGTTCGTTATTGTTTTGGTTCGTACATCAACAGATGCGGCATCGAACACGACACCAAGTACGCCGCCAATATACAAATCCAGTACATCATCGACACTTGAATTGAAGTACGTATCACCATCAGCATCGAGGATTATACTGTTACCATCCATATCGATGGTGCCAGCCATAACACCGCCAGCCAGTTCGAGGAACGGACCACCGATTACGGTAGTGATTGCATCGTCAACATATTTCTTGTTCGGGATGTCATCATCAGCAACAACCAACAATTCGTAGGTTGCGACTTGTGACTGAAGGAGACCCGTTGGTAGGATACGGAATGCATCCAATCCACCAACTGAGACACCGAGGGTATCAGCAGCAGGCCAGAACAGACCAGTGTCGAGGTCGCCCACGCATACTATGCTCGGTAGACCGAAGGTACCGGCGTCAGCTTCGAGTTGAATACCAGCACCGAATAGCAAGTTGCCAGTCATTGTGTCGCCAGCGAGGTCAACCTTGCCGTCGAGTTGTGTTTGGATGAGTGAAGTAACACCAGCTAGATAATTAAGTTCAGTACCCGTAATTATGACTGTGCTTGTGAGTGGTGCGATTGTGCCGATTACATCTTCGAGCTTGGTATCAAGTACGGCTTGCAGGCCGGTGATATCACCGATGCCAATAGCGCCACCGCCGGGGATGTTAGGGGCTTGAATGCTGGTTACGATATCGAGTGGTCCAGCGAATACCGGAATACCGGCAATAATTGATACAGTCATTGTCCCTTACCTCATGCTCTGGCAGCTAATGATTCTGCCACTCGTGTAATTTCCGGTTTTGCAAACCAGTCGAACTTGGGAAATTTCCACGCTTGTTTCGACGAAAAAGTTACCGACAGGGGCAATGCCATCCAATTCCAGTGAGACAAGGTCAACCCAAAGACGATCTTCTGCGGGCGTGGTACTCAGTGGTTCGTCATTCGATCCCTGTAGATGGATAGTTCCAATGAATGGGTCAGCAGGGTCGTCTTCAAATACGAAGGTTTGAACTCTATCTTGATCCAGTCCACGTGAAGAGTAGGCTACCTGTTTGTTATTTTGAACCCCACCGATGCCACCAAGGTCTGGGTATGCGCGTGCGACCATCTGTCGTTTCCTCTATCGAGTATTGTTTTTGTTATTTACCATTACAGAGACTTAATCATCTCCGCTGTTGGTATGCCGGAAGCAAAGTCCATCCGTACTGTTCCTGCACGTGTACCATTCCGGTTCACTTCTGCTGGAAATACATTGCCCGCTTCGTTTATCATAAATGCCGACCAGCGAACTAAACTCGTTTGTTCACTGGCAATTCGTGTCGTCTCATCTGAGGTTAGTAAACCAAAGACGCGACCGGTGTAAGGCTCTTCTACCCGCAACTCTTTACCGAATACAATCTTGGTTTGCCCCGGTACTAACTCGTCAATATCCATGTCCTGATTAACCCAGAAAACTATCTTCACTTTGAAGGGTACTAGGTTTAGCGGGACGCCATCTTGGTTGCCAAATACGAACTCAAATGCTTCATCCATCCCGGGTGTGATGCGTAGTACACCATCACCCGACCGGTTCTGCCTTCCGGGTAGGGATAGGTTTACACGAGGGATGTCGTACTCGACGTTGTAGATGACTCTGTTACTCATTATGGAAGTCCTTGACAGATGCACTGTATTTATGTTATTCTGGTGGGATGAGAGAAATTGATACATATGAAGACCTAGATGAGTTGGACGAGATATTCGGCGACTTGAATCTAACTATGCTTCACACTAATGAAAAGCATCGCGTATTTGTATACGGGACGCTGATGACAGGCATGCGTAATCATCATCGATTGGTAGATGGCGATGCCCGATTGATCGAGAAGTCTGCTCACCATCTCGGTACAATTAGCATGAAGAGCCGCGAGACAGATAGCGGGCATCGAGTACCGATGGTCGTGCTGGAACCGGCACATCAGCCGTTAGCAATTGTCATCGGTGAGGTGTACGAAGTAAGCAGCCAATTATTAAGCACGTTAGATTTGTTCGAAGGACATCCCGACGTGTATGCAAGAGACAAAGTTTTTGTCCAAGCAGAGAACATGTTTGAAGAAATGTGGATGTACATTTACGTAGCAGACCTTCCGGCTAATGCTTCACAAGAAAGCATTACCATTACAGAAGACGATAGGTTTGGAATTTTTCATCACAAGTGGAGAGGCTTATGATAAACAACATATTAGCAGTGTTAACATTAGGTATGATTCGTCCCAAGTTGGGACTGACAGGCTATCTTATTATTGCTGCTATTGGCGTGGCTGCATTTTACAATTCACCCCTTCACGCACAGCAACGGATGGATTACAATTGTGAAGATCACTTGCATGATGATTTGGCAGCAATGGCATGCAACATCTATTGGGAAGGACGCAATCAAGGTTCTAAAGGAATGATGGCTGTTGCTGCTGTTACTATATGGCGAGTCAGAGACCCCGATTGGCCGGATACCGTTGCCGATGTTGTATGGCAAAAGAACTGGTCTAAGAAATTTGGTCGAATGATCCCCATGTTTACTTGGACGTTGGATGGCAAACGCGACCACCCATTTAAGAACGAACAAGCACAATGGAATGAAGCATGGATTATTGCCCGTAATTTCGCAATGGATTCAGCACAGAAAGACCGCATGTGTCCTCATATACGCGAAACGTTGGATAAGTGGAACGCCATGGAAGAGAAAGGAGAAATCGTTACCCGCGAACCAATAGTATGTGAAGCATACGATGAATTTCTAAAATCAAAATATTACATGATGAGTATTTTGGACCCAACTGGTGGAGCTACTTTGTATCATGCAAACTACGTCAAGCCGTGGTGGATGGGCGCTTACGTCTTTTCCAAGACGGTCGGTGACCACCTATTCTATCTTAACGAAAGGGTAGTAACTCCCAAGAAAGAGGTAGAAAAGCCAGAGTAGCACCA